AAGTTGCTTGAAGAGTTGTCAGTTGCGTTGCCGTTTGAGTGATCAATGTCCTTACCAGATAGTTTGGACTTTCCGTGTTTAGAGATCATCATACGCCGCGCCTTATTACGGGACACACGCTTCTTAACTTGCTCAGGACGAGCCTGATACTCTTTATCGTAGTCTGAGTAGACCCGTCCTGATTTGCTCATGTGTTCTTCCTAATTTTCATGTTAGGCTTTGCTGTCTTAGCAGCTTGTTTAAAGTTGTTAGAAGACGGAGCACCTCTGTCCCCCGCTTTTCGCATCTTCTCGCCAGAACCATTCTTGATCCTTTGGCGTTTTTTGTGGATGTTTTCGTATAATGACATTGGCTTCCTACAGGATGTTAGAACGTCCCAACTTAGCCTCAACTTGTGCGCGGAACGCTGGGTCATTTTCGTAAGATGGGCTTTGCATATCCGACATCAATTGCTGCACACTGTCATAGGACCCGCCAGTACCACCTGACAAACTGCCAGATAGGTTACGGCTAGGCTCAATACCCTCACTCGCCTCACGACGAGCCGCTATTGATCTAACAGACATACGGATAGCGTTAAAATCGTTGCTGTCCATCATACGGTTAAAGTAGTCGATTTCAGAGTCATCTAAGTTATCAGCAGCCCAAGAGGTTAACGCTTGATAGCCTTCTTCACCGCCTACCTCATTCATGATATTCGAGCGTTGGCTCTCCATCACACTGAGTTGGCTGGTTATATAGCTGTCAACTATCTCACGAGGGATACCTGCTTGATCCAGCATATCATAACTATCAGGTGATAGATCACCGTTTGCCCAGAACTCTTGGGAAAGTGCATCGTAATCCACTCCCGCTTGATCGAGTTCTTCACGGACTTCGCTCTCTTCTTGATCACTTACATCTTCAGTTTCCTGAGAACCCATACGGGCCTCTAGTTCTGAGTATGCTTTAGCCATATCTTCTGGCGAACCGAATTTCTCAGGTAGCCACTCTGGGCGGTCTGTATCGTTCTGTTCTTGTACACCAGCGTCCATCTCAGCCGCTTGTTCTTCCAAACTAGGACCAGCTGTTTCTTCGGACGTATCAATAACTACTTGTTCGACCATTCTTATTCACCATTTTCTGCGACACTCTCACGGGCAGCACCCGCAACTTCTCTAGCAACAGGACCTGTCGCGGCCTTAGCCATCTCCATCATCTGTGCTTGCTGCATTTGTTGCTGTTGTTGTTGTCGTTCTTGTTGTAATTGTTCTTGTGATTTTATGAGACCATCCATGTCTATTCCCAATGCGGTCCCGACCCGTGTAATATAATCATTCACGTTCATAAACTGCGCAACAGCCTCAGGTCCGAGTGGAGCTAGAGCTTGTAGGAACATTTGATATTTATTCATATCATGCCCACGTCCAAGAGCCTCTAGACCTGTAACAATAGTTGGATTTGCCACCCCTTTTGGAAGTGATGGTAGTCTCTTTTTCTTTGTCATCCTCGCAATGATGCGGTTGACCAATGGTAACTGAAATTCTTGGCTCAAGATTGAATAGACGCCACCCAGAGCGTCCTCAAGTTCCCCTGCCATGTAACGAACTTCTTCTGCCGTAACTCGCTCACCCGCACGTTGGATCGCGGAGTTCATGAGAAAGGCAAAGGCTAGTCGTTCTGTAATAGTAGAGGCTGTCTGAGAAGCGATAGACATATCAGCTTGTTTCTGCACCTGTAGTGTAGACACTTCAGCAGCATTACCTGAGACAATACCACCGTTCTCTGCTTTAGATATATCTCTGGCCCTTGTGGTCCCATTAGGAGCAACCAGAAACACAACCTTAGCTGATACAGCAGAAGCCTCTAGAATAGCTTTAGATAGACCCTCAAGAGAAATCAGATCACCAATATACTCTTCAACATAAGAGCGTCCGTAATCTTCACCATCGATCCGTGTCCAGCGCAGAGCAAGCATAGGTGCTTTGTCTAGTGGGTACTTACCGTAGGAGTTAGGGACGATTATACCATCTAACTCTTGATACAGAATGTATTTATTACCTTCACGGTACATCTTAGTGTACAGGTTAATTTCGTCAGATTTTTTGTTATTGTCTTCGCTTGGGAGGTCTCCCTCTTTTGCAACCAACATAGCTTGTATGTCTTCAGGCAAAGTTGCCCGTGACATTGTTTCCTTAACGATAACCTCAATTACCTCACCCATCGGGTCACGCTTCACAACATATCGGCTCAACGGAAAAACCCGCGCCCCACCCTCAGGCGGTAAATATAGAAGGACGTTACCTGCGACAATCAACTGTTTGAGAGCCTCAAATATAGGAGAACGCATACCAGAGTTTTCAATCTCTGTCATTACGGCCCGCTCATACTTATTGAGAGCTTCGTCTACCTTAGCCCTTGCACCTTCTGTTTGAGCTAACTCTTGGATTGTGAAATCATCCAATCGCATAGCGAAAAATGGCGCGTTAGGTGGTAGAAGAGACAACAGAAGTTTAGAAGCGAGGTTGTTCACACCACGCGCCCCGACACCTTGATAGGGTGTGTACAGTTTGCTTGAAGAGGTATGACCTTCCTCTGGCACAAGAGAAGGGATAGTTAATTTAGCAGCTTCTCTTGCTCGTTCTAAATATGTCGTTCTATGTGAGGATAGGTTTTCGTACTTCTTAGCGCAGACATCTTTGTCTTTTTGCACGATACACCTCTTAAATATTATTTATTAGTATTATTGTTTTGAACCATACCACCTAACTTATTGGTATCTTTGGTCATCTGGTTTCTCGCTTTAATCTTGTAAGATTTAAGACCACGAGAACGTCGATCTAAAGTAGTCCCATCTTCACTGCCATCGCTCAACTTTGGAGCTTCTTGCTCTAACACAGGAGGAGCTTGTGGGGGAGGAGGAGGAGGAGGAGGCGGCTCTGGTGTATTCATAAAACACATTTTAAATTCAGGCCCTTCTTTTATTAATAGCTAAAGAGTTGTTAGATTTCTGGTAACGCGAAATACCAAGTGATTTACGTTTGATAGCAATCTTATCTTCGTCAGTCTTAGACGCTTTACTTTTACGAGCTTTACCACCGTCACGGCCCCCACCAACACCATCTGCGGGGTCAATAGTTTTAGGCGCTGTTACAGGTGAAGAAGACCCTCCACCAGTGCCAGTAGTTGTTGTCGTTGTTGATGTGGATCGTACATCGGTATCGTTATAAACTTCTCTATTAGTCTTACCGCCGCTAGTAGCATCTACCTGCGGTGCTTGATCCAAGGTAGTACCGCGTGAAACAATAATGCCACCTTGACCTGTCTTAGATTTATATTCACTCACATTTCCATCAGCTAGGTCTTTAGCGGAAACACTGCTTCTACTGTTAAAGCTAGTAGTTGCTCCTGTTACGGGGACCTGCCTACGATCATCACGATCTGTAGCGTGGGTGTATGTCACCTGTTTAGCCTTAGATGTACCAGCGTTCTTTGTGGGTGCGTAATCTGAACCTGCGAAATTATCTGCATCTAGATTACGGCCACCACTCTTTTTAGGTTTAGGTGCTGGTCTCGCCTTAGGCCGAGGGCTAGATTTAGGTGCGCTAGATTTGGAAGAGCTTCCGCCACCTCCACTCCCACCACCTTTATTAAAGGTAATTTGCGGTTTAATTAGTTCATTGAGTAACATTATAAAATCCGTTTACTTAGGGTTATGTGGCTCAACTCGTAACCACCGTTTTTCAAGACCCTTTCCCAACCCCTACGCCCGTGTATTTCTACAGAAGCGCATTGATTGATACGGGCAAAGTGTTCAAATATAGACACTTCAGAAAGCCAATCACCATCATCACCTGATAAGAAAAGTATCTTCAGGTTAGTAACTTGTGGGTATTCAATAAACTCGGTTATCGCAGCCGCAGTAATTTCACTTGTATTAGGAGCTTGACGTACCCAAAGCAACCAATGACCATCCATACATAGGTCATAGATATCGTCAGTGTGGACTTTATTATCAGAAACTCTTGATAAAAGAATTTTAATTGTAGGCCACAATACATCTATCGCCTTAACAGATACGAGCGGGAAAATGTCACCGTTCAACATTAAGAATATCCTCATTTTGTTCTGAGTAAATTCTCTTCAATGTTCTCACTACATCTACAGCACCACGCCGAAAGAATATCTCGCGTTCTGTCATAGACAGCTCTGGAGCAACATCGGGGTACATTCGAGATAAATAGTCTATTAAATTTTTGTCAATCATAGGGATTTGGGCCATAAAACCACCCTTCTAGGTCTAGTAACGGTTAATATTATCCCCAAGCGCGGGTCCATTGAGCGCATATACCTGACCTAACCACATCATCGTGGTTGAAATGGCATACAGCAGCTTCAATGTTGTGTTTAAAAATCAGATCAATAGCGACTGCTAACCCTGACTTTTCCTTGAGGTCGTGTTGTAAAAGATCGCCATTTACCAACACTTTTGTGTCCTCACCTATCCGAGTAAGAAACATTTTCATCTCATGGGGTGTTAGGTTCTGCCCCTCATCCAAAATAACGAAAGCATTGTTGAAGGAACGACCACGCATGACCTCGAAAGGTACGATCTCAATATCCTTTCGTTTCATTGCAATCTCAAACCGACCTTTACCAAGGCGCTGTTCAAGAACCTCAGTAAGTGGGATAACCCAAGGAGCAATTTTGTCCTCGATAGTACCTGCAAAAAATCCCAGCGACTTACCTGCGGGGATGTTGGGACGGGTTAGGATAATCTTTTTGATAGATTTAGATAAAAACATATCAGCCGCCACAGAGGCAGCTATATAGGTTTTACCTGTCCCAGCGGGGCCAGTAACAAAAATCTGTGGGAAACGCTTTATGCACTCAATGTAGTTTTTTTGTGCAGGGTTCTTAGGTACGAGAGGCTGTACCTTTTTATTATCAGACGCCTCTCGCACTTTGTCATTATAGGTTTTCTTACGCACCTTTAGAGTTCCATTTCACCTTGGAGTAAATTGATACGCATCTCAGCGTAGCGAATGACTTTTTTGAGGTCAGTGATCTCGCTCTCAACCTCGTCCTGATTAGGATACAACTTGTACCCTGCCCTTACGGCGTACTTGCAAATGTTACCTGTATGGAATGGTAGATCATTACGCATAATGAACGTCACAGGCTCGATTGAGTACCGTGTGTAATGAGAAGGTTTGTTCACGATATCACCGTCAACTGGTTCAACAACATCGAATGGGTTCATGGGGTCCACACCTTTATAGTATTAGTTTCGAGATCGTAATTATCGTACCGAAGTATCCGAGCCACTTGTGCTTGTTGTAGGGCCTCTGCTTCCGTGTGGCCTTGCTTGAGGAACGCCGCGACAACTGCTGACCAACTACAGTCATTGTCTAGGATTTTCTTAGCCCCCACGGCGCCCACTTTGGTAGCACCTTTATAGCCATCCGTTGCATCACCTGTAAGCGTCTGGGTAAGCCAATTGCGTTCAGCCTCTTCTTCGCTGACATCAACGATAGTATTGAACGTCTGGTCCCACAGTTTGGCTGGGATAGTCTTCATGTCTTTGTCAGCGGAGTAGATCACCTGTTCGCCAATCGCGTTTGGATCAGTCGCATGGATACCCATGAGATCGTCACCCTCCAGACCATCACGCAAGTCGTATTTATAGTTCTCGATAACGTGCTGTCTCAGGAATGGTAGAAGCATAGGCTTACGGGTGTCTTTGCGATTACCTTTGTAAGACGGTAGGATATCTTTGCGGAAGTTGTTCTTAGACGTTAGGCACAGCAGGTAGTTGTCTGCTTTTGTTGTCTCCACGATATTCTCAATCGCTTCATCGAAATCTTTTTTTGTCTTTGCCTCGTCCGCCCACAGAACCCACAGGCCATTATCAAACTTAGTGGGTTCCTCGTTTTTAGCTGCCACCCTATACACGGTGATGTCAGCATCGATCAGAACAGTTCTACTCATCTTTAGGTCTCCACTCTCCACACCAGTAGCTTAGAGCTACAATTTCAGTTGTCGGATACCTATGGCAGTAGTGTGTGCGAAACCTGTCTGATCCTTGGGAGTCAATATACAGACAAGTCTCGCATAGTTTTGACGGAGCCTTAGGTTTTGGTTGAGGTTTTTTAGTGGGTCTCGTACCAGTTTTTCCCGATATTTGCTTCGCCATCTAGCTCCACCTTTAAGTTGAAATGTTTACCTGCATCCTTGATAGCTTGGATGCTTAGTTCGCCTACGAGTTCAGCAATGTCCTCGTCCGCTTCGTATTGGTGTTCATCATGGATGTTAGCCACGACCTGACACTTGTGCTTCAGGTTCCGCTTAACGAGAGCCTTATCCATCTCAACGGCCCACTGCTTGCACACCAAGGCCCCTGCACTTTGTAAAAGAAGGTTAAGGGCTGAGTGAGAGCTACGGCAGTGGAGGATGCGCTTATCAAGACCGACTAGGTGGCCACGCTTGGATGCTTTAGTTACCGCTGTGATTAGCTTCGCCAAAGCTGGTGTTTGGTCTAGAAACTTTGTCTTTAGCTTCTGGCCCTCTTTGGGACCTTTACCAACCACCTCACCTATTTTACCCGCACCTGCCCCGTAAAGAAATCCGTAAATAAAACGCTTACTGGCCGACCTATCAGGTAGACCCGCAGCCTTCATGTTTATGGTGTGGATATCCCCGTTGACCACCTCGTGTCCGTAAGCACCACCATCGAACTTAGCGATAAAATGCCCAAGCATACGCAGTTCCAAAGAAGAAACATCGACGCCCACCAGCTTTTTACCTTCAGGTACTTTGAACAACTGTCGGCACTCTTTGCCGTATGGTTTACCGACTGAAGGTGTCTGGGCCGTGTTTGGGAACATATGCGTCATACGCCCCGTGACAGCCCCGTTGGTGTTGACTGAACCATGTATTCGGTTGTCATCACCCACGAGAGCAAGCCATGCGTTCTTACCCTCACCTATTTGACCGATCCTCTTCTGGATCATAAGCGAGGTAGCGATGGATTGCGCCTCTGGGTATGGTAGATTTGACAGGATGGTCTCGTCTACTTTAGGCCTACCGTCTGGAGTAAACTCTTTAGGTTTCCAGCCATACTTTTTGGTA